TCACTGATACCTCCATCTGGTAGATAAATAGAGTTCCGATACTTCTTGGGCAGTTAAGACACGGGAATAGGCCCTGACTTCACCTATGTTTACTTTGGAATATCTACCAGCTACACCTCCTCCAAGCCTGACAGGGCTGCTGAGGAACAATGCAGCATTGTTATCAGCTATGGCATCTCCTACTCCCCGAGACAAACCATTAACAAACAACTCAGCCCTCATAGATGAATTGAGTATGCCGACAACGTGATACCAGATATTATAGGCAGGGATTGAAGGACCATAAACATGAGAATAAGCAGGTACACTATCTGCCCAATGTACTGTGAATTGATTGGGTGAAGTGTTGTACCGGATGGATAATCCGACATAATAGTTAGAATACTTTGTGAAAATTAGATGAAATACAGCAGCATCGGCGACTTCCTCTACTGGATTTATCCAAGCTTCAAACGATCTTATCGTGTCTAAGGAAGCAGAATCTGGAATGTTTATGTAATCGTCTGCGCCGTCGAACGACATGCCGAAGGGATTCCAAATTGCTCCAAACTTAGTACAATTATGGCCGTACATATCATCGCTCTTAAAAGCGGGGCCGTCCTTTTTCCACAGGGGCAAATAAAGAACGCAGGCAGTATCATGGGCAAGGGCGGGAATACCGTCATCACCTTTTGAATAGAACGGCAAATACTTACTCATATTCATTTCAATGTGAGGGTGACGTAGCTGGAATTCTTGACCTTGACGGTGGCAATACCGGGGGTTGTTTCATTGCTCTGGAATAGCAGCCGCAGATCGATGGGGTAGGCGTTGAAGGTGGTGGGGAAGGTCAAGAGATAGCCGCTGACAGTTTCCTCGACATAGGACGTATTGACATCGGTCTTGGTGATGTAGTCCGCCATCAGGTCCGTCCATGTACCGCCCTTGTTACGTGCCTGCCACTTATACTTGGGATCGGCGGTGGCTGAGCCTGCCTTGATGGCGAGAGTCAAGGCAAAGGCGAGCATGCCGAGATCGCCGGAGAGGCCAAAATCAAGGGATGCGGTGAAGCCGGTAAAATCGGTGTTGGCAGCAACGGTAACTACCTCAGCGCTCCACTGAACACCGTCGACGGCGAGATTTTGGCCGCCTACCAGGCGATGGGTGAACTCCTGCAGAGCCGGGACGATGACCGGTCTGCCTTTAGCATCGAAAAGTTGTGCGGACATATTAAACTCCTTATTGCGGGGGGAAGATTGCCGCGGCCGCTGCGGCGGCCTCGCAATGACGAGGGGAAAAGGGCGTTCGCAGTGACGGCTTAAAAGTCTTCATGGAAACCTCAAATAATAAGATGCCGTGTCGGCTGCCTGGGGATACACGATATAACCGGTGAGGCCGACAAAATAGATAACATCAGGCACCAGGGCAAGAAGCTGGCGAAGCACCACAGCGGCGTTCTCTCCGGTGTGGACCTCAAAGCGGGGATAGGTGTCTGTGATAGCAGCACTGCGGGATACGTAAGACAGGCTGCCGCCCACGGCCTGCACAACCAACTCGATGATTTCGTACAGGGTGGTGACGTCGCCGGCCTCGTTCCAGAACACCGGCCGGTTGAAAGAGTAGCGCTGCAGCAGACCCCACACATCCATGCAGCCGATGATCAGGTGGGCGTTCCCTGGTGACCTGGCGTAGGATATCCGCTCGACGTAGTATTTGCCGGCCACGGAATACAGGTCGGAGGTGGCTCGGTAGCCTATGGAGAGCGTGACCTGAGCGCCACGCTTGAGTTTCCCCATGGCCGACGCCGCCCCGCCTCCGATGCTGTTATATATGCATTGGGAATTGTCCAGGATGACCTCTAAGCTTGATGGCGCCATGGGCTTGACGGTTTCCTTGACGGCGAGAATCTGCGCCGCGGTGACGGCGTAATCCGTGCCGGCGCCGGCGCCCGCGGCTGGCGGGGTCCAGGACGATGGCAGGGCTGAGCGCCAGACCTGGTTGGGAGCTGAAGCATACAGATAAGTTCCATCACAGGCCAGGGCCAGGCCATAGGTCGCGGGGGTATCGAGCGGCCATGCCCGCGACCAGTCGCTGTCTTTGAATAGCGTCCCCGGGCGGAGCCGGTAGAACCACGGCTTATTATCCTTGGCGAAGCTGAACACCGCTCCGAGAGAAGCATGATAGGTGACGTAGGGGTCGTCCACGCCGAGGTTGTCGGCAGCCTGCTGCTGCATGACGGAGCTGACCTGCTCGTAATAGGTGGGGACGTAGCGGCCGGGACGGCCGGTTTGGAACATGCGCAGATGCATGGCTGCGCTGAAATCGACGCGAGCCTTGTAGGAATTGATGAACTCCCAGCCGGACCAGGTACCCACAGAATATGATCCACCATCGCCGTAGACACCCCTGGCGAGGCGGATATATGAGCCGTCCAGCAGGAGGGCGAGTATATTCCAGTCACCGTTGTAATAAAGAGCGAGGGCTGAGACGGCATGATCGCCGCCGATCTGCCCGAGGCCGGTGGACCAGGTACCTGCCGTGCGCCGCTGGATATACAGGGAAGTAGGATCATTGAAGTCCGAGGCGTGGACGACGGCGAGGTCGCCGTTGGGCTTGAAGGCCGCTGCGCAGCCGCGTTCACAGGGGCGGGTATTCATCATAGCCGTCCATGCGCCGAAGGAAGCTCCGCTGTCCGTGCTTTTCTTATAATAGAGGTAAACGCCGTCATCGCAGAAGGCGATAACCTCCGTGCCTTTAGCAGCGAGGCCGACCGGCGAGCCGGTGCCGCCTCCCCATGAGGACCAGGACGTCCATGTGGAGGATCCGGACGGTGAAGTGACACGCTGGTAATAGATAGTGCCGCCTGCCCGGACGCGGCAGACAGAGCCATCCGCGGGGATGGCCAGGGCGTGCTTGCCGACGGCTGTTGCGTCGGTGCTCAATGTTAGCCGCTCCCAGCTGTAATCACTCCACTGCAGGGCTTCAGCGGCCACATTCGACGGGTGGCCGTAAGATGCAATCTCCAGCTTTACCAGGGGGTGGCGAAGCGCCGCCCGCTGGGCGGTGGTGAAAGCGACTGATAAAGTTCTCATTTTTTAAGGTGGCCGGGGCCGTGATCCTGACCCCGCCACGATCAATTTCCTGTCTTTCCAGGAGATGCTTTTACAGCAGTTTGACGTAGTCCCAGCCGACCTGCGTGGGGGTGAAAGCGCCGCCGCCGTAGATGGACCAATCCACGGTCTTGCCGGTGAGCTGGGCGAGGCCGTCCTGGGCGTTGTAGATCTCGTTGAAATAGGACACGAGGTTGCGCAGATCCTCGAAGGTCTTGTCGCTGCAGGTCAGGTTATTGGCCTTCTCGTAGTCCTTTTTCAGCTTGAGCATGTAGGCGTGGTAATTGTTGGCCTCGGCGGCAGTGGGGGGCTTCAATAGTCTCGTCTGATATTTGAAGGCCTCACTGAAAAGCTCGACGGTCTTATCAATGAGGCGTTTCGCTTCGCATATGCGCTTCTCCCGCGGCACCGCCCGCAGGTCGAAATGGCTAACGATGGGATATAAATAGAAGGCCCGGCTGATGGGGGTTACTTCCTGGCCGTCCTTGCGGCAGGATTCCTCGGCGGCGCCGACCGCGGCGTCGAGATCGAAGGGCACATAGTTGTCAACCGGCGCAGCCGGGATTACGGGCGCAACAACTGGCTGCGGAGCTGCTACGCTTTCAGCTTTTGGGGATGCTTCGCTTGTGATAGCGGCGATCTTGGGGGCGGCCTTGACCTTCTCCTTGTCGATCTGGCCCTGCACGATAGTGTAGATGATGCCGACCAGGACGACAGCAGCCGGCCCGATCACATCAACCAGGAACTGGCCGACCGTCTGAGCCTTGGCCGGGTCGGTGATGAACAGGCCTAGCGAACCGGCGATGATGGTCAAGAGAGTGACAATAATCTTCTTGTAACCGTCCAGGGGGGTGGTTTCCATTTTTCTTTTCTCCTCGGGCACACCTGACGGTACGCCCCTACAAATTATTTATATGAGAACGCATAAAGCGTCGGGTATTGGTTTTCCTGCATTTCGATAGTGCCCGGTGATATGGCGGGCGGCATCGATGATTAAAGCTGGGTCGGCAGAGATGCGGCGGCCTTCGTCGCCCTGCAGGGATAAAAGCAGCGTGGCCTTTTCGAGGAGCAGCCAGTCGACTGAGCCTTCGTCGTCCTCAAGAACATCGAGTTTGTGGTGAGGGAGTTGCCAGCCGTCCGGGCACTTCGGATCGGGGGCGATGGCGAAGGCATGCGCGGGAAGGCCGTCTTTACTTAACCCTGTCATTGCGAGCCCGGAGGGCGCGGCAATCTTGTTACCCGACTTTATGCTTTTAGATTGCTTCGCTTCGCTCGCAATGACAATAGGCTCAGTGTGCGCACCTGAAGGTACGCCCCTACGGTGTTTGATTGTTTTCTTTGTTCTTGGAATCACAGGTTTTCCTCCGTAATCATCCTGATACTTTTTAATTTCCTGTTGCTGTGGGTCGATATGCGGGAAAGGGCATCATAAAACTGCCTGAACCCCTCGTTAGCCCACCGGCCGTAGTCATTATCAACACTGCCACCGCCCGTATTGGCGGTATTTACCTGATATTGCGCCTGCGAGCTAATGGCGAAGGCGGAGGCGCCCAGGGCGATCACGGCCTCGTGATATGCGGGTACGGTTGACGAGCCGGCGCCGATGCTGTGTTTCTTAAGCCAGCGGACACAGCAGTTTGTGCCGTCACCCATATAGCCATCGAGAAATGAGAGGATGCCTCCCCACACTCGGTAGGGCCGGTATTGCGGAGGCGCCTGGTCCACCGGGTGCTCCACCGAGATTACGTCAACCATGTCTGAAAGTGTGGAAAGGCTGATTTCCTGACTTAGATTTACAGTGGCGACGGCCGACTTCTGTTCGAGCGGACAATACAGGGAATAATCGAGCACGGCGCGTTCAATGGCGCGGTCGATCTCGTTATCGGTCCAGCGGTAATTGGCACTATCTTCATCCTTGAGGTCGCGCCGGACGGATGCCCGCATGGCAGTTAAGGTTGTCATGATTTATCCCTCACCCCCTGCCCCCTCTCCTGTGGAGAGGGGAAAATGAGTTTCGAGAAGGGACTGCGTCCCTTCCTGGGGACGCAGTGTTAAGCCGATTTCATACTTTTTCGATAACTTTTTCATAACTTGCCTTGTTTCGAGATTTCCGGGGCGGCCGGGTGGATGGGATACCGGCCGCCCCCGTATGCAAGGAGGCGCTTAACGATGCGTTACTCCGTTAAGCCACTGAATCGGCACGGCTGTTAATGAAAAAGAGTATAGTGTCGGCTTCGAGGACAATGCCGATGATGGTATTGGCGTCGCCGCTGGTGGAAGGCGCGGTCTCCGTGACCTGCCCGTTACTGCTGCCTTCAGCCACGTAAACGGGGTTGCCGGGTGTGGCCCCGCTGTAGCCTTTGACCACGGCGGTATGGGATACCGGTATCACCTCACCGGTTGCGCCGCCTTTGAGCGCAACCAGCCGGCCCTGTATGACCGAGCCGACCGCAGCCAGGGCGGGCTTCCAGCCCGAGCTGTAGCCGAGTATGTCGCCCTCCTTGCAGGCGGCGGCCAATGTGACGTTTGGAGCGGCCGGTCCGGGTGACCACTGGACCTGGCGGCCTTTGGCGGGATCTGAGAATGCCATAATTCGACTCCTGCGGAGTTAAATTCCAAATACCAAATACCAAATTCCAAGCAAGTTCCAAATTCCAATTTTCCAAAAGTTTATAATTTTCTTCATTTTATTATTGTTTGGATTTTGGAATTTTGAGCTTGGATTTTTCTTCCTGTATTTGGAAGTTTCTCCTTCTTTTATTTAGTCCTTAACGCCGATCAATGCGGCGGCCTTGATATTGGAAAATAGCGCCAGGCTGACGTACCACTTGATGCGAGTGCGGGAGGCGTCCTTGGTCTCCATCTCGCCGATGCGGATCACCTGCAGTCCGCCGCGGTCGGTGAGCCCGCAGATGCCGTCCTCGCCGAAGGACAGCGAATAGATAGTAGAGCAGGTATCGCCCGTGTAGGCGGTTTCCACGTTGCCCGACAGCGTATGCGTGTCCTTGATGAAATCATTCACCGCGATGGGTATGCCGTTGTAGTACTGCACGAATTCACCCAGTGCGCCTTTGCCCACTTCGAGGTTGTTGCCGGCCGCGCGGGCCAGCGCCATGATCTTGCGTCGGGATCGCCTGCTCATCATCAGCAGGTCGGGTTTGCCTCCCTTGACCGCATCGATAAGCTGGTCGATCATGGAGAGCGTGAGCGTGGCGCCGGTTGCGCCGACGGCGATGAGCTGGTCGCCGGCCGAGCCGGTATTGATGAGCTTGACCAGGCCGTCGAACTGATTGGGGTTGGCTGTGTTATCGCCGTAGATGAGCTTGTCCTCGAGCTCGTGTCGGATAGCCTTGGCGGTGAGCTCGATGATGGCCGATTCAACGTCCTGTATATTGGAGCGGGTCTGGCGGATATAGTTGTCCACGTCCGCGTTCTGCCCCAGTATGGCCAGAGTGGCCGTCTTCTGCATAAAAGTCACCTGCGGGCTGGTGGTCCAGTCGTCGTTGACCGCGTGCCATTCAGCCGATGGCAGGGACAGCTCGCGGTTATATGTCAGCGCGTTGCCCTGTATCTCGATCCAGGGCAGGAGCTGCAGCAGCGGGCTGTCCTTGATGATGGTCTCGATAACGCCCTGGTACAGGACGTCGTTGGAAAGCTTTGCGGCTTCGGTTAAAAGTGTTGCCATAGGTTACTCCTTTATCACCTCACCCCTGGGAGAAATGTAGGGGCGTACCTTCAGGTGCGCTCGGGTCGGGCGGGTTTGAAAACCCGCCCCTACAGATCTCAGACGGGTTCGATAACATATTTATTTCTTTTCCTGTATCCCATACTTGATCTTGTCCCTTGGTGACAGACCTGACAGGTCGGGGGCCGACCTTTCGGGTGCGCCGGCCGGGATGGTCAGGTCCTTGAGTTCGGCCTCCAGTGATGACCTCATTTTTTTCACCAGGCCGTTGACCTTTTTGATGGAGGCGTCTATCTCCTCCACCGTGCTCCCGCTGATCATGTCGTCCGAATAGAGCGGGCTGGAACTGACGGCCAGCGTGCGGTAAGCGGTCACGGCGTCGTCCAGCGCGGCCTTGAGCCGGTCGCAGTCGCCCGACCGGGCGGAAAGCGATTGTTTGGCCTCGTTGAGTGCTGTTTCCAGCTCGGCCAGCTTACCCGTATCCACGGGCGTTTCGGGCGCACCTGAAGGTGCGCCCCTACGCTCGATCCCTGCACCCTGTACGGGCGGGTTTTTAAACCCGCCCGTATTAGCGGGCTCTACGGGCGCATCAGGTGGGGTTTCTACCGTTGCGATATTGATCTCTTCGTTCAAAATATCCTCCTGTATCAAAGTGCAGCATCCATCTCCGCAGCCGTGCTTCTCTCTCTCGCTTTGCCGTAGGCGGGCTGCGCCTTAAACTCATTGTTCATCTCCAGGATGCGCCGGCGTTCGGCCATCCATTTCTCAAATTCGGCTTCGGGATCGCGCACAGCTAAGTTATCCATGGCGGTTCGGCGCGAATGAATGCCTGACTGCACCATGATCTGCTCGTTCTGCGCCTCGCGTGCGCGGTCCTGCGGCAGCACGTGTCCCCAGAGGATGCGCTGGCTCACGCCCGTGAGGTCCTGGCGGGCAAACTTTTTGTGCAGCGCCAGTACCATCTCATTGCGCCTCCGGTAGACGTTGGTGCGGATCAGCCGCTTGCGGCGCACCTTTTGCAGCAGCGACTGCAGCTCCACCTCCAGCGCGATGCCTGAGAGCTCCCGTTCAATGCCGCCATACGACGCGCGCGGTGATTCCGACAGGTCGTGCATGGTGCGGTATACCAGGTCGATATAGTCGATATGCAGTCGTATGCCTCCACCCTGCAGCAGGTCCAGCAGGTAGGCGCGGGCATCGGGAGGCACGTTCCAGACCGCGCCCGGAGCGACCTGGATATTCTCGGATTGATCCACGCCCTCCAGTACTGCGATGGGGTTGCCCGATACCTCAAGTATGCGTGAAAGCTGCGTAAGGGCGCGGTTCAGTTCGCGCTGGGGTTCACGCAGGGCCGGTATATCCGATAGGCCCCAATATTGCTTGGGCTGGCGCAGATTGGGAAAAATGATAAACGGTATAAGGCTGTAGGGATTGGGCTTGCGTTCGATGACCTTATCGTCCAAGTATAATAGGAAATTCTTAGTGTCCCAGACCTCGGTAATCGAGGCTGTTTTCTTGCTGACCTTCTGCTTGTAGAGTGCAGATGCCTCATCGGCTGAAAGCTGGTAGCGCGACGCCACGCGGTAAAGGCGTGTGATGTCATCGCCCTGCCACCAGGCGAAAATGCCGTTCACGTCCGGCGCTGTGATGCGTACGCGTTTTTCAGCTGCGTCCCAGGTGACCTTGTAGCATCCGTCGCCCAGTATGGCTGTGTCAATCTCGGTGGTATAGTCAAGCTCCGAGCAATTATTCTGCTCATAAACCATATAGATGAGTTCCTCCGCTCTCTTAGCCATTTCTTGTATGGGTGCCTTTTGTAGGGGCGGACCTTCAGGTCCGCCCGTCTTAGTCCCACCCGCTCCCGTCTTGCCGCCCGCCGCCGGCTCACACGCAAAATTCAACTCGTTCATCAGGTAGCTGGTGACCTTATCCACCGAGATCTTCACGTAATTAAAGACCAACTGACGGTAGCGTGAACGTTCCGACCACTGCGCGCCGTTGTAGAAATCCAGATTTGACCTATATGCAGAAAGGCGGGCGCGGTCCATCTGGTCTATACTCTTAATATCAAAATTCATAATCACAGCACCTTCCCCTTCCTCTTCATCTCCCTTTGCACAGTGCGAACACAGACCCCGAAAGCCTTCGCCACCATTTGTACGCCGTTACCGCTGCGACGCATCTTTCTAATCGCCGAAGCCCTCAACTTCAGGCGTGCCTGTTGCTTTCCCCGTGGCTTCTCCTCCATGCAACGCGGAAAAGGGCAATCCAGACATTGTGAATGCAATTCGCAGCCGCTATCCTTCCAATTTGAATATTCTCCCGGCAATATAGGTACATCGCGCATGAAGCCGATAATAGGACATACGTATGTATACTGACAATGGCTATATGTCGCATTTTAATCGTGGCGCTTATTGTCATTGCGAGGAGCGCAGCGACGAAGCAATCTGGCCGAGCGACTGGTCCGCCACCTTCAGCTTCGAGACCGAGCCGGCGCCGGCGCCTCCCGCAGAAGCGCCTGCTGAACCGCCCGTCCCGCTGTGGGTCTGGGTGCTTATCGCCATCGGCGCCATCCTGATGATCGTCACACTCATACTCGTCTTCAAATCGCGCCGACGGTATTAATCCCGCATAACTCGATGAAATAAGGGAGGGGGACGGCAAATGCCGTCCCCCTCTTATTTATCTGTGGGATACTGTCAGTTCAACTTCCCGACCACCCTGACCACCTGACTCTGAGGTATAGCCCGGGCCACCACAAACTGCTTTGACATCACCTGGGCAGCGGGCTAAAATGGTTGACTGTTCGCGGGAGTAACTCAGCGGAAGAGTTCCTGCCTTCCAAGCAGGGTGTCGCGGGTTCGAATCCCGTCTCCCGCTCCAATAGCTTCAAATTCTGTCCTTTGCTACAGATTTTTTATACCGTAATACCCTGCCCGCTTGAGTTTCTACCGGCCAAGATTGCCCGTTACCTGCCCGTCGGGCAACCATAACCTACAAAGATTTACCGCGGGCGCTGACAGGCCAGACCACTTCGACCTTCTCATTGCGCACGCCAACGTACCAGTCGTGGACATTGCAGGTCGGGTCGCAATGACCGGGGACCAGGCGCAGTTTATCGCCGACCTTCAGTGCCCCGTTCGGATCTATAATCACGCCATGCTCGTCCGCCGCTCCCAGGTACGTCAAGTCCGTACGGCCGAAGACAACCGGCAAACCCGAGTCCATCGACTGCACCTTCAGCCCTGCGTCGCAAATCGCCACGTTCGA